GTCAGGGTACAAATGAGATTGGTGATGTCGGTAGTCACGGTCGGTCATCACAAGCGCGTGAACGCTCAGCTTTACCTTCAATCTCAACCAGACAGGTCACCCGAGAGTCGAACTCGGATACAAGTAGCGAACTTGTATTCACACATAAGCACCAGCCCTGCTGATGTAACGTCAATTCATGGAGCTACCATGTTTATCGGTGACGGCAGTTGTGTGTGTGACCCATAAACCTAAAATTCCGGCTCGTTGTTTTCCAAACAGTTTTCGCGGTAACAAACGTCGTTCTGTTCGCCAACTTCAGTTGGTTTTGCTGTTCAGTACCGATCACAGCATTATTCGCTATTTATTTTCCCGTGAGTGCGAATGACACAGTCTTCTCACGTTCCCTTGCGGGTTCAGTCCAACGCCGAACGCATCTCGTTCCGCGGTGCCCATCCGCTGCTGGTTTTCACCATACAGCCAATAGTGCCGCTGAATTTAACGTCGCGCTCGGTTTGGTAGCCGTACCACTGGCACTTGCCCCAACCCATGCCCCAACCGATAGCGGTCACGGCAAGGATGAAGGCCAGTATCAGCAGCAAGGCTTTTACGTTGCGCACTTAGGCGCCCTTGCGGATTTCGAAGTGCTCTTCGCTCAAGCGGTAGCCCAGCTCCCGAGCAACTTCTTCGATCACCTTGCGCTCTTCCGGTTCGATTTCACCGTCAGCTTTCGCGATGGCCAGGATGTTGAGGATCACGTCTTCGACGTGTTCATCGTTACCCTGAATGTCGCGGATCTCGCGCAGGATTTTACTGCGGCCCACCAGCCAATCGCCTTCCAGCAGATCGCTGAAGCGACGAATGGTCTTGCCGATTTCGGCGCCGAAGTGCTTCAGGTTTTCGTTACCGGCGATGAGCTTTTCGAGCTTGTTCAGCTCGTCTTTCTCGATCTCGCCGTCAGCGGCTGCGACCAACAGGCCGCCACCGACGATGGCTTCCATCAGGTCACGGTTTTCGACTTTTTTTGCACCACGGAACAACTTACCAGCGAGTTTACCGAACATCTTCAAGATCCTTTTCAGGCAGGGACATCATCGACGCATTTGGCGGTCGAGCGGATGCTGCAACGATTTTGGTGCGCATGTCTCGGCCTCGGGCGGCGCCCGATTCCCATTCTGCGCGGTTGAACTCTTCCGTCTCCGGAAAAGCGTTTTGTAGCTGCAATGGATCGGGGACAGTCAGTGCCTGTTCCAAACCAAGGTTGAAAGCTGCGGTCACGACCGTAGGCACAGGCTCCGGTGAAGTACCGGTAAGCTCATACTGAGTCATGTGCCCGACATAGGCCACGTTGACCACCACGGCGCCTTCAGGAAGCTGACGCTGTCCTTTGGCGGTGTTGATCTCCGGGATCGTCAGTCGGCGCTTGTCCGATGAAACGTACGCGCTGACCGGGGCCAGAAAGCCCGCTTGCGGCACAGACCACACCACAAGGAACCAATGTCGCTTGCGGGTGTTTGGATCGACCTGGGTCATGTTCTACCTCTGGTTTGCCCCGGTGTTACCCGGGGCGTGCAGGATTAGTCGAACAGGTTGTCGTCGTCGCCACCGGCTGCGGCAGTTGCGACTTCGGCCGGGGCTTCAGTCGTGGTAGTCGCAGGGGTTTCCGGCTCGGCAACATGCACAGGCTCTTTGGCAGCCTCGGCTGGTGCAGAGGCCGTCGCTTGGGCAACCGGTGCAGAGCCAGTCGCGGTTTGGGTCGCGGACGATGCGAGCGCTGCCAGCTTTGGGTCAGCGGCGGCTTCCGGCTTCGGATCGGTGTCCAGGGTGCAGACCAGCTCTTTGGTGCCGCGCTTGAACGCGAATTCCACGGAGGCTTTGCCCGGTTCGAAGGCAGTCATGCCTTTGTTACGCAGGTCGTTGATCAAAGCGGCTTCGAGGTCAGCGTGAGTCAGGATCAATTGCATGATGCGGTTCCTTTATGGAATTGGATGAGTTGTTTGTACTGGTCTGTCAATAGACCAGCATAGATCGCGCCGATGGCGTCTGCCATGTGTTCGGCGTCCCCGAGAAGGATTTCCCCCTTGGGTTTCCGTGGCCATGGGGCTTCCGGATGTTTTGCTACGGCCCAGTCAATCATCTGTTTTTTGGTCGCCGTACGGCTTCCGACAGTGGCTAACTTGACTTCGTTCGGTGTTACTTCAAAGAACTGTGATTTGGCGCGTAATCCGCCCAAAACCCCAATGCAGATGCCAGAACAGAGCGAGGCGCGGGCGCTTTGGCTACCTTGCGGAACCTCGGCGAAGTTTAAGCTCGCTGCCATGAAAGGAGCTACGCCCTCATATAACTGGTTTGCCGTGCGCAGATCTTGTGAATTCTGGCGCACCTGCTTTCCTTCGAGTGCAGTAGAACGCACAACCCGGAGAGTTTTGATGGTCACGACACCTGTGTCGGTGTCGATGGTGCCCCCGGCGATTCCCCAGTTACGAGAACTGGGATCATGGCCGGCGACAGTCATTCTAGCCATTACACGCCTGCGCGGTTGAGGCGACCTTGGGTCACATTGACCAGCTTGGCCAGCAGTACACCGCACTGACGCAGATCCACCAGCTCTTCGGCCGAGTATTCCGCCGTGTCCAGTGCACCGCTATCGACCTGGTCGAAGAAGTCAGTGATGCCTTGCAGTCGCGAGGCGTACTGGTACATCTCGGTCAGAACACGCTGCACATGGTCAGGCAGCTCGCGCTGTTCCTGAGTCAGTGGGCGGTTGCCGCGATGGATATCTTCGGCCAGCATGAACCCGGCCAGAGGCCAGAGCTGGTCGCGAGCGTCACGATGTGCGAGCTGCTTGGCCAGATCTTCGTTGTAATTCTCCGGGCACACAGGCCCGAGGTTCTTACCAACGATTTTCAGACCGTTATGCAGCGTCAGAACGCAGAGCATGCCGACATCGTCGATCTTAATCAGCGCGGTGTCTTTGATCATGGAATCAAGGGCAGCCGGCGTGACACGGGGAGCGGAGGTCAGACCTTTGGCCTGAATCTCGGCTTCCAGCTTTTGTTCAGCAGAAGTGGACATTTACAGCTCCAGTCAAAGGGGCCGGTTACCCGACCCATGGTGGTGTTCAGTCGAACAGCGAATCGACTTCGGCGCCAGCGGCGTCGGTCGGAGTACCAGCAGGACCAGCAGCGGCGCCCGGTGGTGGCACCAGCTTGTCGGTCTTCACCTTGTTGATGACCTTGCCTTCGTGGGTTTCCACGAATTTCGGGTAGAACGCAGCCACCGGGGTTTCGCCCTTCTGCTTGGCTTCGCGCATCTCGGCAATGGTGCACTTGTTGTCAACGAAGAAGATCTTACCAACTTGGTTTTCGAACTTGGTGTCCGGCACGGTTGGCTCGCCCGGTTTGGAAACCGGCAGATAGTCGTTGCCGACTTTGGTGGTCTTGTTCACTTCGTGCTTTTCCAGGCCGAGGATGAACTGCTTGCCGATCAGTTCGACCGCCATTGGCACTTCGGTCGGCACTTCTTTCTTCTGCACGAAGTCGCGAATTTTCACGACCTTGGTTTCGAAAGTCAGAGCATTCAGCTCTTTCTTGCAGGTGAACATCGCGATGGCGTTCATGTTGTTGAAGCCCGGCAGGTACGACTTCTTGCCGTCCTTCTCGTAGTACGGCTTGTTACCTTTGGCATCGCCGGAGGTAACCCACTCGGTGAACTTGAAAGTACGGCCGTCCGGGCCTTGAACTTCCAGATTCATGCTACCAGCACCGCCTTTGGATTTACCGGCGTAAGCGGCCAGGATGGTTACCAGATAGGCACCGCCATCCCATACAAAGCTGCCGCCGAGGCGGTCGCTGTCAGTTTCGATTTTTTCACCGGTAGTGTTAACGGTGTTGGCAAACGGGTTCATGCTCATGATGTTGCTCCAGAATTAAAGGGAAGTTGATTTGAAAATCACAAAAGCCACCGGAGGTGGCAGCTTAGGTGTAATACGTGTCCATACGGTCGATAACCATCTGGATATCGTTGTCGATGAACGTTTCGTTGTCTGCCCACATCAGCATAGGTCCGCGGATTCGCGTATTGAGCGTATCCTTCGTGACCTCGGTTTGATAGACGTGTTTGAAGCCGAGAGCCTTCTCGCGGTCGGTGATGTTCAGGCATGGGCTGCCTTCCACCAGATCTTCGACTTTGACCTTGCGGCACATGAGCACCAGCGAGAAATACGCTTCGATGCCTTGGTTCTTGAGGGAACCGGCCACCGGGATCGCAGTTTCCATCACCATCGCAGTTTCGTTGTACACGTCGAGGGTGTGGGCCAGGAAGATTACTTTCTTCGTGGACTTCGCGACGTTGACCTGCATTGCCGACTTGAAGAACTCGGCAAAGTTGCCCCATGCGGCACGGCCGTCGGTTGCAGTCTTCACATACTGGCTGATGTACATATCAAGCCAGAAGGTCAAGGTATCGACGACGATTACCTTGATGTGGTCTTGTTCTTCTGCCCACTCGAACGCTTTGGTTACTTGGTGAGGGTTCGTCACAGTTTTCTGTGTGAACTTTGCCGGGAACGGCAGACGCTTGCCCGCTTCACAGTTCAGGTATAGAACTGACTCAGGGTCGCGCAGATTACGGAGGCTAGCGGACTTGCCGCTGCCTGATTTGCCACAAATAAGTGCCAAATGTTCATTCATGGAATTCTCCAGAAAAAAGATCACAAAAGCCCCGGGACGGGGCCAGTGTGAAGGTTAAGGACGGGCTGCCAGCTCTTTGCCGACAGTGACCATGATTGAGCCGAGAATCTCGGCCTCGGACAGCTTGTCTGGCAACTTATCGTTGAGAGACGTGACGCAGTCCTTAATTTCCTGCCAGTTCTTCCCTGCTTCAATCAACAGTCGGGCAAAGCGATGCAACATGACATTGCGATTGCCATCACCCGTGTTGTTGATGATCCAGCGCTCAAGGTTGTCCATTTGTTGCTGAGTGCCGAGGCGATCAACACGTTCTTGGTTCTTGGCGGTTTTCGGGATGAACGGGAGCACATCAAACAGCTCGCCCTCGGTTTGCTCGAAATGGTCGCCATGCGACATCCATTTCTTGCTCCGGTGAGTGCAAGACTCATCCACTTCAAACGGCAGAGACTCCAGCACGTTTTTCATGAATTCCTTGTACTCCTTCGCATCCATTTTCAATGCGTAGTTCGTCGGGAGTACGATACGGAACCGGTTTTCAGCATCGGTGTGGCGCTTGGTCGTGTAGTAGATCGCCGCGTAATCTTTCATCAGCATTTTCGCTGTTGAGAGATTCATCGTACCGTCGATGTCCAGCACGATCATATTGAATGACGGAATGCAGGTATCTTCAGTGCGATGACCACCATGAACGTGGTGGTTGAGCCAATGCAGGTCAGTGCCTGTCACCAGCCGCTCCATTTGAGTCCAAGGTGCGTACTTGTTGGCGTAACCATGTGCCGGGTGTTCGCCGGGCGCGCCGCGGGTGTACGAGACGATCATCTTCGTCAAGTCGGTGACTTGCAGGCACTCGCCGCGCAGGAATTCAATCCCGTCGGTGAAAGCCTTCTTGATGATGATGTTGTTCTTGTAACCCCACGCGATTGCCATCTTGACCATGTCTGCACGCGCTGCCTGACTGCCCTTGTAGTAAGGCAAGTCCTGCATCATGTCCGGTTCGGTCACTTCCGTTCCGCAGTTGCCCAAGTAGCGGGCAAGCTTGACGTACGGCCGTTCACGGGACAGCAGAAGCTCGAAAGCCTTGCCGCTGGCTTCAGCAAGCTTCACTGCCTGGAAGAAATGGTCAGCAGTCAGCTCAGGCGAGCCACTGATGAACGCATATGCCCCGGCAGCCTTCAAAGCTTTGAAGTAGCGGTGAGAGATTTCCGCTTTGCGTTGTTCCTCGTGTTCGGGGAGTGATTCCGCAAAACGTTCACAGTCCAGCTTGTACTGGATCACCAGCAAGCTGGTTTCCTTGGTCATCGTCAGGACGGTGTTCATGTTGCAGGAATCGGCCAAATACCCGAGCCGCTCTGCAAAATCATCCATGAACGTGGACGAAGTTTTATTCGTCATGCGTTCGTAGATTTCATCGGCAGTAAGGGACAAGTCCCGGGTACTTTCCTTGCCAAAGCTGAAGAAGCAACGACGTGCGTAACCGGTGTCGAGCAACGACATCAGTTCCTCTTCAATCTTCCCACCATCGAGCAACTTCGACGGAGTACCAAACATCATGAGGTTCGTTGGCGTGTTGCCGTGGATTTCCTCGTGACGCACGTTCTCGGCAGTGACCTTGGTGATTTTCTGGCGAATGCCACCAATGTCGTACAATTCTAGGAACGTGGTCAGCACTTCGTTGGCAGAACTGATGTTCGAGCCGATTTCGTCGATGATCAGGTTTACCGCGCCCGCATCCGCAAGCAAAAGCTTGTGACGCATCTGCTTCACTGCCGCAGGTGTGCCGGAGTCAAAGCTATAAACCAGCGGACCAAGGGAAGCGAATTCCTTCTTGGTCTTGTCGAGTTCAAAGTCGTATTCCGTCGAGTCGCGGCTCGAACGCTTCAGCGCCAACTTTTCCAGATTGGGTTCAGCGGTAAACGGGAAGTTCTCCAGAAAACGTTCACGGAATTGGTGAGTGATCTCCTTTTCCAGAATGTTCGTGGAGAAGCCTTTGCCTGCGCCCGAAGTCGCAAGGTTCAAGGCGTACATATTGACCGGGATGTCGCCCCGGTCGTGAGTGCGTATCAAAACGCGCATCTGCGCTGCAATCATGCACAAGTGGAACGTGGTGAGCACGCGGAAGAACAGATGGTTAGAACTCTGTGTCTTTTCGCACAGAATCTTCACCACGTCCTCCACATCGGGGTTGTACGCCATGTCTTCTACAGCTTTCATGAATCTCTCCGGTTATGACCGCAAAATCAGATCGCCGCACGCAATTAGTGCGTCTTTCTGCTTGCAAGCAAGAAATGCATTGCAATATAAGCAGCCTACGACACCGCCACGTTTGGTGACTACTACGCCACCTTTTTGGGCAGCGTGAAGATCAGCATCAGCTTTGTTGTCGAAGTTTTTGGTGGAACGGGCACCCGGTTCGTGTGCTTTCTCCGCTTTCGCGAAATAACGATAGGTGTCCGCTTTTCGCCACAGGTCTTTGTCGCTGCACGGTGGCATTTGCTCTTCGTCTGCGTGTTCCAGATCGATGAGCTGTTGCACCTTGTTCTCGACGTAAACCTGGGTGTCATCGTAGCTCAGCAACTGCAATTTGCGCGTATGCATACGAGCCGGTGGATAGTTGTCCGGGTTCATGTTGCGATCCCGTGAATTCCAGTCCGTGAACTGGAATGTCAGGTTCATCCAGTCCTTGGTGACCAAGGTCGGGTTGAGCCAGCGGTACATGCTACCTTGAAGGATGTAATGTTCGAAGTCCGCGTTCAGGTATTTCCAGACCGACGTATTCTTCAAATCCTCCACGGCGCCGTCGCCGATGAAGTCAAACTTGCCGGATACCCACAGACCGCGCACGAGTTTCTTGCTTCGGACCTCGGTATACACCGGGATGATGCCACCGGCTGCAACCTCTTCAGGTGTCGGGTTTACCCGCACCTTCCGGGCAACGCCGGGGGGATTGCCGAGACGGATCAGCGTATCGACCAGCTTCGGTGACTTCCACGCAGCCTCGAAGGCGTCGTGAATGGCCGTACCGTTGCTGGAGGCAATCTGGTCAGCCACATCCGCCGATGCCATCCCTTCGGGCACACGGCGCGCCAGAATGACTTGCTTTACTGGTTTCAGCAGTGTGGTGACCGACAGGCCGGCTTCTTCCCGGTCGTACGTCTCATGCGCGAGGTAAACCTGCGCAAAGAGCGACAAACCAGTGTTATTGGTCAGTTTCATTGCGCACCTCTTTGAGGACTTCCGATTTGATCGTTGCCACCAGAGAACGTAACTGTGTTCTTAGATTTTGACGGCAATGACTAGTTAGGCCGGCAGATCCGCCGTGGACGGAGATTCCGTTGTCCAACGACGTGATGATCTGCTCAACCAGTAAATCAATTACTCGGCTCATGCCTGATGCTCCGGTTGTTCGGCCAGCCACGCCCCGAGGGTGCGGTGGGCTTCCTTGAGGTCTTGGTAGACGGTTTTGCCACCTGTGCGACAGCCAGGCACCAGAAGTTTTTTGCGCGTGTGATACAAGCGCGAGGACGGCAAGGGGAACAGATCGTCCACCCGGTAGGTGTCGATGGCGCGCCAGTGTTCAGGCAGAGGCTTCCAGTAAGCTGGAAAGTCCTTGGTCATCCGCTCTCCTTCGTCATCGTCAGGGATTTTTCGAGTTTGCAGCTCGCCGTAGTTGACCAGACGGCCAACGTTGTTCACGAGGTAAAGAAAACCCTCCTGAATGGGTTGGCCGTCGGTGTCGTGCACCGTACGCAGTGGATCGCCTTTCATGCAGGCTCCTGTTGGGATTGCAGGCGTAACCGCAGTTCTGCAAGCGTTGGTTCTCGACGAATCAACTCACGCGGAACAAGGGCGTTGCCTATGTGGGTAATTGCCAGCTTACACGCCGCCAGATAGCGTCGTGCTTGCCGTTCGGATATTGCCATCACATCTGCCAGCAGTTCGCTGGAAATGTTCTCTGTGGAAGCCAGAATGGCTAGGAGACGTGACGGGGTCAGTGTCCCGCCGTTCGATCCCCA